GTCGTCGCTCTTCAGTGTCCAAATACACGTAGTCAATGTAAAGGGAGGCAGCTGTGAGTGATTGAATGGATGTGGCTGCAGCAGTGGCACCTGTAAGCTCATAATAGGTGCAGTTGATCCATTGCTCGAACTCAACATTGATACGGACCTCGTGGTATTGGAGGGCAATCAATGGGATAGCAAGACCTGGGTTTCTGCAGAACCAGAACTGGAGTGGGATGTAGAGTGTCTTGGCTGGTGTGCCTGCACGGGGAGCGCAGGAGTTGGTGAGCTCGGCACCGGCGCAAGAGGCATCCAAGGCATAACCACGTCGGTCCTTGACGAGAACAAGGTCATGGGTGTTACCAATCATGTCATCGAGGGCTGCAATGGTACCTGCATCCTGAGAGAGCTGGGTCCAGATTTGGAGCCAGTCGCCATATTGTCTGTCAATTCGTTGACCACCAATCTCGAGCTCAATGACCTTGAGCAATCGGTGACCAATGTAGTTGAGCCATCGGAAGCGGTTCAAGTTAGTTGAGCCGGCTGTGAGGTCAACTGCTGGGAGAACAACTTGAACATATGTTCGGTACATCAAGTCGGCGTTACGGTTGATGACTGCAGTGACACGCTTGTTGAAGTCTGCCTGGCCGTTGAAGGTGACTTCAATGGACTCCATGGCGAAGTTTGTATGGCGCTTGTAAAGCACCTTCCAGAAAGTGATTTGAGGATTGCCGGAGATGTAAATGTCCTGCGCACCGTAGCTAACAAGTTGTAAGAGACCGCCACCCATGTTGTTGTGTCTCATGGCAAGAAGATTTTTTTCAGGAACGATGTAGGAAAAAAGGGGTTAAGGAGTGTCCTCGGCTAAAGACTTATGGATCAAGATCAAGCATTAGCACTTGGCGTCGCGGTTACCTTCACAGTCACAGGCTTATGTTGTTTGATGTGGGGACTTCACAATATGTTCATTCGAGAGCGGATTACTGAAGAATCATCCGGGGGACAATATGCATCGCTTCTAACTCCTGCATCCACAGCTTCATCGCGTAGGGAATCGTTTTATTGATGAACTCAGTCTTGTTACCACAGGTTCCACAGGAGTATATGGATTCCTCTTCATTCATAATCGCAAGAGTTCCACATGTCTTGCAAATTCCAGTAGGGAATGGATCGGACATATCCATCAATCGTTCTTTGGTAAATGCAGCAACACCGTGAGAGAGTAGACAATCCCGTTCCATCTCACCCACACGAAGACCGCCGTCTCGTGCACGTCCTTCACAGGGCTGACGTGTTAGACTGACAATCGGTCCCTTACCTCGACTGTGCTTCTTATCAATCACCATGTGCTTCAAGCGCTGATAGAATGTAGGACCCATAAAGATTTCAGCCTGCATCATTTCACCAGTCTGTCCATTGTACAGAATCTCATTGCCATACGGATGGTATCCAAGATCCAACATATGTGCTTTGAGATCTTCAACCTTCAAGTGGCTATACGGAGTTCCATCACCCAAGGTTCCTCGTTGAACGCCTACTTTACCAAAGATGTTCTCCATCAATTGTGCAATCGTCATTCGAGAAGGAACTGCGTGTGGATTCATAATCAAATCTGGACGCAGACCACTTTCAGTGAACGGCATATCCTCTTCATTCAACAACATACCTACAGTTCCCTTCTGTCCGTGTCTGGAAGAGAACTTGTCGCCAATCTGAGGAATGCGTTCAGACACTACACGCACTTTTACGAATGGATATCCATCACTGTTCTTATCTTGCCACACTCCATCGACACGACAAGGTTCAGTATTCTTGTGTGTAGTGCTCGCATCTCGATAGGCATATCCAGCCGAATCGTTGCGAAGATTGACAACCTTTCCAATAATCACATCGTTCTCTTGAAGTGTTGCATGTAGAATGGGTATTCCAGCATCACTCACACCTGCATAGGATGTGTTCTTGTACTTGCGTGTCAAGTGCTTCATAGGTTTCATGAACTTCTCTTCACGTCCAGAAGTGATGTTGCGGTGCTCTTCATCCTTGTACATCGTATAGTAGAGACCGCGCATGAAGCCACGATTGACTGACGAACGGTTCATAATGATAGAGTCCTCTTGATTGTAGCCTCCATAGCATGCAATCGCAACAATTGCATTCATTCCGTATGGCATTTCGTGCATCTTGAGGATGTTCATCGAACGCGTCTCTACAATGGGTCGTGTCAACGAACACAACAAGTATCCATTCTTGTCGAGACGTTTTGCATAGTTGCCGGCATACACACACATCGCTTGCTTACCCATCGCAGACTGATAGGTGTTTCGTGGAGACTGATTGTGATCCGATAACGGAATGCTGCTTGCCATATGACCGATCAACATACTTGGATGGATTTCGTAGTGTGTGTGATGAGGTGTCATCGATGCAGCATCCAACGCAATTCGCAAGGTTTCTGTTTCCGAAGCATCAATGTATTCAATACACGTCTTCATCCAAGTATTCCAATCTGCGTTGCGATCTGGCCATTCGCATCCTACTCTGAAGACTGGTCGAACTAGACGTCCTGCATCGGTTTCAATGACAATGCTGTTCATCAACGTATACCATGCGATCGAGACGTGAGGATGAATTCGGAACGAGTGTTTCGCAGCACGCAATTGATCGGCAAGGCGTTTGGGATCGTGTGTGTATCCAACGATCACTCCATTGAGTGTGACTGCTGTGCCCTCGTAAACACGTGCAGTATCCACCCATGTAATACTTCCTTGATCTTGAAGGAAGTGAAGCAATGTATTGGAAGGAACGTGTTGACTAATACTGGTCAATAAGCTCATATTCTTCACAATACCCACTGAATGACCTTCCGGTGTCTCCACTGGACAGACAAAGCCCCACGACGTTCCGTGGAGTTTACGAGGCGCCAACAATTTACCCGACTTTTCCACTGGGGTCTGAATACGTCTTAGGTGACTTAGTGTGGCTGTATACGACATACGTGTCAAGACTTGAGAGACGCCTACTTTCGTCGCATTCGATAAGGAGGTTGAGCTTGAGGTTCCAAGTCCTTGCACTGTAAAGTTTCCAGTTGCCAATGCCTGTTTGAGTTTACCTTCGATGGTCGATAACTTCATGATCTTGTAGAGATTGTTGATGTTGAGAATGTCCATTGGACGAGGCGACTCACCCTTCTTCCATGAATCGTTATTGACTTCTTGTACGAATTCATTGCGAGTATCGTTGCAGACTTTCTGGAAGAGTTGACGGAACAAATGGGTCAGCAACGATCCTGTAGTGACCACACGCTTGTTTGGATAGGCATCACGGTCATCCAAAGGGATTTGCTTATGGCATGTGAGAAGAAGTCGTCGGATCATACTGGCTGTCAAGAGACACTTGCGCGCATTGTGAACTGGAAGTCCCATCGGTTCACCTGCAAATCGAACATGAGGCAAGTATTCACTTCCTAGCAATTGTCGAACATAGGCACATTTGTCTTCTTGATTGGTTGTGTATTGTAGATGGTTCGAAAGGTACGACACTGCAGCCTCTTGTGTAAAGATATTGAGTTCAGCACATTCACGGAACGAAGCACCCAAGAGTTCAATGTGCGGATCGTCTAAGGAACCCCAGATCAAGCGAGCAATCTCACGATCGTGTAGAACTCCAAGTGCACGGAAGAAGACAATGACCGGAACGTCTTCTCGGAATCGAGGAACACATGCCATCAACGGATATCCGAACCCATTGAATTTGGAAGACACACGGATCTCTAGCTTCTTTGGAGGTAATGTGAAGCTCTCGTGCAATGACTTCATCTCCACTGAATAGGTATGCTTACTTGCAGTCTTCTTGGCTTGAAAGACCATCATGCGATTGTCAGCTACCTTCTCTTGGCACAGAATGGTTCGTTCAGACCCATGAATGATAAAGTAACCTAACGGATCGTGTGCACATTCACCGTACTCTTCGAGTGACAATGGATAGTCTTTGAGAAGACAGAGTGAAGATCCTAGCATGACTGGAAGCTTGCCTAGACTGATGCCTTCAAAGACACGCGACTCTTCATCGTAGGTATCCAACTTGGGACCCTTGTAGGTTCGTGCAGTAAAGCGTACATCTGCGTACATCTGAGATGCATAGGTAAAGTTGCGCACACGAGCCTCCATTGGAAGCATGGGTTTGATACGTCCAGTTGCTTCTTGAATACGTGGCTTCATATAGCTGATCTTTTCAAAGGACAATTTGAACTCGTATTTGTATTTCTTGATCTCTGGGTCTTGTTCATGCCACACAGTAATGGGAGGAGTGGATTGAATGATTAAGGGGATCTTGTTGCGAACAAAGTCATCGAACGAATCAATTTGATGATCTACCAATCGTCGCACTCCATTTGAGAAATGAGCTTGAACGGCATCCCAACAGTCTGTCATCGTGCCTAGTATAGCGTAGTGTAGCTGTAAATAACCTTTGTCCGTTTTGAATAATGAGCGACGGAGGAATTCGAATAGTCAAAATGGGGGATAAATCGCCTGCCAAGAAGAAACGTACAGTCCAAGAAAAACAGCCTAAATATGGAGTTCTCAAGGGAGGGAAGACTATGCGGAAGACACCACGTTTTGAAGCAGTCGCAGACCCTGCAAAATCTCCCAAACTGAAAAAGACCAATCGTATACGAATTCTTACCGAGAAGGGAGCCAAGACGAGACGTGCGCGAATTGCTGAAGATGCTCAAAAGTTGCCGATCCAAAGCATTCGTGCAACCCTTCGTGCGAACCGTCTACCGGTCAAAGACACCACGTCTGAGAAGTTGGTTCGAAAGATTTACGAAGACGCTCAAGAAGCTGGGATGATTTCCTCGTATACATCAATGACGTCCATATGGGGCCCACTTGGATGGATGACTTTGCATTCTGTTGCCGCAGCTTATCCTGACTCTCCAACTTCTTCGGAGCGAGATCTGATGTTTACATTTATCGATCTGTTTCGTGATACGATTACATGTCCACATTGTAAGGATCATTTTGCAAATGTTCTCGAGAACTATCGCAAACAATTCCCTTCCATGCTTCAATCGCGTCATGAGTTTGTTGTGTTCACGTTTCGTGCTCACAATGCAGTGAATAGGCGACTGAACAAACCCCTTCAACTCACGGTGGAAGAGTGTTTGAAGACACTTCAAAACAATGTCAAGACACGAAGTGCAAGAGACTATCGAACTGCGTATTATAATCACATTGCTCGTCATTGGGCAGTCATGCAAGATGTCAATGGAATTGTAGCATCCAAGAAGATACGTGAAATGAGAAAAATTGATGGAGACTATATTATTTCACGCGATACGAACTTCCAAATTCAATTACGATCCGATGTGACTGTCCTTCCACGAGATGCGCTTGAGAAGGATCCACAGGAAATTCAAACCAATCCCTTCGTTCTCCCTCGAGGCGAAGTGCGTGCTGGGTTTCGAATTACGTCCAAAGGGTTTCGGTTACGGTAGTCAATGTACCTCGTGGCAACGACACCCAAGGGTCCGTCTCCCATGCAAACCGTTTCATCCAAAGATTTCGAGTTTCAGTCTCTTCATTATAGAGTTCATCTGGAAACGTCGATGTAATGCCTGTCGTATGAAGACTGTGTTCCGGTAGAATGAACTGTAGTTGTTCGTCTACTGTCATAGTCGGTGTAGGATGCTCCCACACAAACTCGGTAGGACGTTCGTAGAGATCGATGGTTTGAAGCAACGGAGCTTCTGGATAGGGATAGACCCATTCCCAGTCCAGAACTTCTGAGGTCGTAAAGTAGTGATAGGTCCATTCATACGTCTTCCAAAACGCGAAACACACCGGTTCCCAATCAACCACTCCGTCCATCAAATGACATCCAAACCTTGATTCAAGTGCATGTCCATCAACAGCAATCACTCGTCGATTTGCATTGCTCGACCGTTTGACTAACAGCTTTGTTTCATCTTTATCGGCATCGTTTCGATTTGCATAATAGACCGCACGCGCATATCCATCTTCGCGCAATGAAAACATGGCGAGGGTGGGCATGAAATCGTTTCCAAAACACATAATGCTCATTCGAATATAGGTTTCTTTATCGATTGGAAGTACACGTTCAAGTGCCTGAATGGACAATGAAGCAAATCCAGTCTCGGTCTCACGCAAGACTTGAATGTTGCCTAGATGACTTTGTGCGAGCGCAATGACAACCAGGTCGGCGTCCAGTCCATAAATACAGATCGACTTGCGGTCTGTTTCAGGTATTCGTTGGAGCCATGTAAAGATTTTATGCTCTCCTTCACCGGCTTCTGACGTATCCGACACTTCAAGTTCCGGATAGATGAACTTCAAGGTAGTTGCAAGCTTCTTCATGAACGGTGTACCTGGGGAAATTTGATGCTTGTCAAAGCCTTCCGAGTCGGCACGTCGCATACGTCGGTATCGTTGCTGAACCATCTTTGCATACGGAACCAGTCCGTCAAATGCCATATAAACTTTCTTGGCGCGAACGGTCTTTGTCAGCAGGTCGTTGAGTGCTACCACGATACTCCCTACTGGATTTTCAGCGCGTAGGTATGCGTGAATGAAACAATTGAAGTCAATTCCTAGGACATCGACGTCAAGGGGGGCTTTACAGGGTGTTTGAAGATGTTTGTGCGTTCGGATCAAGGAAGCAACATAGTAAGGGATACCCATACTCTACTGTGCGCTCCAGCGTGAAAACATATGCCTCACCCAAGAATAAATGACATGGCTTTGGATCTTAGCCCTCGCGGCTCTAGTCGTGGGTCTCTATGTTTTGAATTTGCAACGAATTGAAACACCTCCATCGTGCAATACCTGTCCCAATAAAAAGAATGTCCTTTGAAAAATTTTCCGCGTTCAGTATCAAATGAACTATATGTACTTGCTCACCACTGCGATTCTCTTCTACTTGTTGTCCCCAGGCGTCTTGATTTCCTTACCACCAGGATCAAGCCATATGGTTCAACTCGCTACCCACGCCATTGTCTTTGCCGTGGTCCACAAGTATGTCCAACATGGACTGCTCAAACAACATTAAACTCTCTTAACAGTATAAATGTCAACATTGGAATCCAGGCTTGAGAAAGCGAAGAAGGAAGTTGAAGATTTAAAGGATAAGTTTGAGAAATCCTTACCTAAAGAAATTATAAGCACTCGTCGCAGTTGGGAAAATGTTAAATTTGCTCATAAAAGCTATCCATCTACATTAAAAGCCTACAACAAGTTGCTAGTTGCTGAGGCAA